AGTTTAGAATGCTCAGTTCCAACTGGAGCATCATTGGGTGTATATGGAACTTCTCCTTCTGGGAGATCTGATTGGACTCTTGAATCAAAATTCCAAGTAAGAACTGCTCTTAGAGCAGGTGAGTCATAGTGTCTGAGAATTTGAATCTTTTCGTCTCTAGTTTTTGAATTAGAAACTTTTTGAATAACTTCAGACACCAATTGATCTGGTGGCAATTTCATAAGTAAATCTCCATTTAATAATCTTCTGTTTCTTCCTCCTCCATATCACCTTCAAATCTAAAGGCAATGATTTCATCAGGAATTACATTTCCATCTTCATCATACATCTCAGGATGTAACCTAGCAATCTGCTGGGACCAAGTATGCTCTCTGTAAACCCATCCAACTAATCCTCCAACCACTAATGACATTAAAAAGAACATTACAGAAAAAACTAGGGTAACTGCTACCATTGTCCTACTCCTCTTTATTGTGAATTCCTTATATTAAAGGAAAAATTTAAGGAGATGGTTACTTCTTTTTTTAAGAAGGAAACCACCTTATCAAAACAAAATGAAAATGTTTTCTTTTTAGGTGTCCTCCTTCTTAAAATTAATTCAACTCCCCTGTTTATCTCTAGGGGCTCTGGATTATTTATAGATGACATCACAGAAGTGAGTTCTCAGCAAGATACTTTACAGTATCTGAGCATCCACCTAAATGTTTTGTTTCCATTACTACTTGTGGGAATGTTGATCCCTGACCAAACTCTGCATAGAACTCTTCCCTGGTAAAGTCAGTTCCAAGTTCATAACAGATTACTGGATATCCTTTCTTAACACTAAGGTCAGAAAGAACTGCTTTAATTTTGTCACAATAAGGACAACCTTTTTTACTATAAACTGTGAAATTCATACCTTTAAATTCTAACTGGGTGTGGTCTACGTTTATCTGATTTGATTGCACACAACCATGCAGTTGTTACTGCAATGTTATCTTCCCACCAATTAGTTTCAAGTCTAAATTCTTGAAATCTAATATCAGTGTTTCTGATGAATTGTGCTTTATCTTTTCTGGTGTAATACCAGAAACTATTTTGATTCCAAAAACTTACATGAGTTGGATCTTGCCATGCTCCTCTACCATCAGTAGAAGGAACTTCAATGAATGCCCAACCACCATCACAAAGAACTCTGTGGATCTCTCTCATTGATTTGACAGGATCTTTCAGATGCTCAAGAACATGACTAGCATTAATAACACCAACACTATTATCTGGGAGAGGAATCCCATCATTTAAATCACAAATGATATCAGCATCACACTGATCAATTGTTATATATCCAGGTCTTGGGAATAACCCTCCACCAATGTCAACTTTCATCAAACCTTTAAGGTCTGCATCTCTCTCAGCAAGTGCTTGTCCATACTGATGGAACAACTCAAAAGTTTTAACTTGAATGTTATCAATCCTTTGAGTTTGTGTGTTGTTATTATCAGGAAGCCATCTGTAATAATATAGGATCTTATCAATAAACTTAAACTTTGTATTCAGATAAGATCTGATGACTAGTTCATGGTCATCACAGATATTTAATTCAGGATTGTGTCCACCAATTTCATGGTAGAAACTAGTTCTCCATGCTCTCACATGGTCTGGAGCATACCAGATAATGCCAATGCTTTGAGCAGTTGCAGGGAAACTATTAATCTTCATAAAAGTTTCTCCCCTGAACTCAACCCATTCATTAGTCCATCCATTATCAGCATTCCAGGGAATCTTATATTGATCCCCTCTCATGTCATACTGAACTTCCTCACTAAAAGCAAAACCAACTTCAGGATCTTGGAATGCTTGATTGAGTTCCTCAAGACAATCTAGTGTGAGTAGATCATCATGATCCACCTCAACAAGAACATCACCTCTACCTAAGAAGAAAGCTTTGTTCTTAATGAATCCAACATTTGGGTTTGTAATTCCAGTATGAATTCTAACTCTAGAATCATCCTTAATTTCTTGAGGGATATGATGTGGTTTACAATCACCATTCAAATACAAAACCCACTCCCAATTAGAGTAGGTCTGATCTCTGATTGTTTCATACAGTTCTAAAAGAAAAGGCATGTTCTTAGAACTATGCTCTGGTGTAATAATACTAAACTTGTGATTAATCATATCAATCAAAAAAGAAAATGTGAAATAGTCTTGAGTCTTCTATGGTCTGACCAAAATATTCTGATGCAGCATGGATTTGTTTTGCATCAAATAAAACTAATCTGTTGAAAATATTTCCAACAACATCTACTAGTCTAAATTTTGTACTATCATAAAATCCACCAGAGAATGCTTGATCTGAATTAGGATCTGATTCTTGTCTTACTCCAGTTTCATGGGCATAAAAAGATGTGCCACATTGATAAGGAGCATTGGGAGTTAAGTATACCATACCAGCCCAAGTTTGTCCATCCCAATGATACACCAGAGCATCTTGTGGAGTGCAGTATTGGAACCTACCACACATTCCATGAGACTCCCACTCTGTTATCTTGTGGTCCATTATGTTTTGAATTTCTCTTTTGGTTCCAGGAACAAAGTGTTGTTCAATTGTTCTCCTTCCCTTATACCACTCTGATTGATCTTCATATTGTTGCTGCATTGCATATTCTCTTACAGCATAAGGATCAGAATAAAAATTTTCAACAATCCAAATCTTCTTGTTATAAAGTTGGTTGACTGTGCTAGTTGGTACAAATTTCATTGTGGTATATTTTGTAGTGCTACTTTTCTAAGTTCTTCTAGATAATTTCCTGAGTCATAATAACATGAATTGTCAATTAAGAACATATAGTCAGGGAATGGATTCTTCCTTTCTTCAGTTAAAAGATAGTTTACCATACCCAACATTGTAGTATAGTCACCTTGTTCTGCACAGATTTCAGCAAGTCTAACTATGTGCTCATTTCTCCTTGGACAAAACTTACCTGCAACATTAAAGTTTTCAATTGCATCTTCAAGAGATCCAAGTTCCTTAAGGAGAATACCACTACAATACATTGCAAAATAAGAGAACTCATCTATATGACTTGGTTCTTTAGTTGCATCAAAGTTTTTATGATTGTAACAAACATATTGGTAGAAGTAATAGACTGATCTTCTAGCAAATTCAAACTGTTGAGATTTTCCAAGAGGGAAATTCTGACAAAAATGGGCATCAAAATAACTCTTACCAACATACCAGAAATGATAGTTATCAGTGAGCATTGTATTCTCTCTGATCAACTGCTCTTCTAGTTTTAAAGCATCACTAACATACTTGGTTGGGGTTTCATAACTCTCACCATCATTTGTACCAATGTGTCTGAATGACAATGGAAGATTGACTCTCTGGAAGTTTTCTCCAATACCATTCATCTCAAGGGAAATAGTCTCATGGATCAAATCATGATTGAACTTCCAAGGGAACTTTGCATTCCAAATCCAAGCACGATAGTAAGTAATTCCAGGAGCAATAGATGGTACATGGAAACTATGGATGGATGTATCATTAAAAACTGACCAATCAAAGTTATCATCAACCTCCATGTACTCATCACAGTCCATCTTCATGATCCAATCACAACCATGATCTGTCTTTAGACATTTTTGGAGAAGATGATCTCTGTTCCAACCAAAACCAACCCAACCTTCTTCACATTGATAGATGAATCCAGGAACAGGGTGCTCTTCAAAGAACTCCCTAACAATCTCAGGAGTTCCATCAGTAGATCCATTGTCCTGAAACACCCAGTAATCAATGTATCTGTAGCATGACTCCAACATTCTTCGAATGCTTTTTGCTTCATTCTTGAACATGGTTATCATGACAATTTTAGCAGTCTTGTTCATGATGATCTTCTTTTGATTAATTCTAAAACTTCAGGGTTGTATCTTTGATCTTGATATGGAGCATACAAAGCTCTACTTCTAGTCTCAACTTCCTCAGGGGGATCAGTCAAATAATAAAATGCTATGCTCTTTCTATAAACTCCTTCAGGACAAGTTAAAGGTTCTGGAAATCCATGCCAAGAGTTTTGAGTTGTGTCAAATAAAACTGCTCTATTGAAAGTATTTTCAATAGCAACTCTTTTATCTTTTGGTCTATTGATTCTGGTATCATGTGTCCAGAATTCTAGAGCACCACCCCAATCAGGATTCCAACCTTCAGTAAGATAAAGAATAAGATTAAGTTTGCGTTGTAGTTTTAATTTTGGATGGATGGAATAATCCAAGTGTACATTTAGTTTACCACCTGTTCCATGAATATGCCACCCTGCACCATGCAGTCCAATGTCAGGATATAAAGTTTGAATGCCAGTCAGACTTTTGATCTTATTGACAAATTCTGCAGAGGCAAGATACATGAAGAACTCATAAGTCTTAGGTGGAAATTCCCACCAATCATTGCAAGACTTTTTATTCTCTAAGGCATTACTATAGGTATACCACTTTGGATAATTATAATCCATAAACTCATTAGATAACTGTCTAGCAATCTCTGGAGTTGTGAAGTTATCAATTACCCAATAATCAAAAGGTTCTTTCATCAGTATCTTGTATTAAAGAAAAATGTTTGGAATAGTCTTCCATTATTAATATCAGATCCAAAGTAATCTACTGAGGCATGGTATAAGTTACCAGGATATAAAATAAGTCTATTGTATACATTGCCAATTCTATCTACAACTTCCCACTTTGTATAATCATATGCATCCTGACCATGATCTACATTATTGATTGATGCTCTCTCACCAGACTCTTTGTGCTTATACAGTGCAGTACCACCACTTAAGGGAGCATCAGGAGTTAGATAACAAACTCCTGCCCACATGTTGTTGTAGTCTGAATGAATCCAGGTTCTATCCATTGCAGTACACAACTGAAATGCTCCAGTATAACTGTTGCCTTCAGCATCTACTAACCAATCAGTAACCCCACCAGCAGCATGTGATACTAGAGCATTGATTACTTCCTTAAGACTATCATTGAGAAAAGATTTTGTTCTCAGTCCAGGATAGTTTCCTCTTACTGCAAACTCCTGAGATAATGCAAATGCTCTTACTTCATCTGGATTGTTATAAAAGTCATCTGCAATTATAAGATTAACCTTCATTCCAATAATTCCCAGTTCTAGAGCAATACTTTACATTGGGATCAATAAATTTAAATCCATCCCATCCAGGTTCTCCCTCAGACACTCTCTTACCATGGAAGTAATCACCAATATGATTGACCATCATACCCCCCTCACTGGTCTTAAGAAGACCTGCACCAATGCCATACTTACCTGCAAGGTAATGTGCAATGACTGACTCTGAAGGATTGAATCCTGTCTCTTCAAAGATAGGTTCCTTAGCAATCCATGCAGGATACAAGGACATCAACATCCAAAAGTATGGAGTTGCTTTTTCATACCTATAGTTTTTGAATATTACATCATCTTCCTTTGCACCAATATCCTCAGTCTCATGAGAATACCAGTTGTTTCTTTTTAATTGAATCTGGGAAAGTGTTTTATCTTGTTCAAGAATCTCAATCAAATCCATTATCTTTAATGGATACATTACTTCAACATCATCTTCATGGTGAAAGATATAATCATAATCTTTCTGTCTAACCAGTTCAAAAAGTTCTTGCCAAGTTTCTGTAATACCTTTGTTCTTTTCATGGAAAATGATTTCATTGTATCCATTAGAAATAACAAACTCTGCTAAAGAATCATTATCCCTTCCTGTTGGATAATCATCTATAAACAAATGATCAACATCCAATCCACTAAAGTCTAGTTTTTTATTTGCCTCAAATGTTTTCTTAAGGAACTCTACTCTGTTAGTAGAGAAAACCACATGAAGTAATTTCATCAGGATTCCATACTGTCTGTACTATGTATCTTAACATTATTATGCTTCTTTGCACAAGCACCTCTAGCATATGCACGTGCCATACTATTAATAAAAGAACATGGTTTCCCATGCTCTCCACAGTAAGGACACTTAGAGTCTAAAGGATCATCAGGGTACAAAAACTTTGTCATGACTTTGCATCAATTCTAATTGTTGTTGTGCATCTTCCAGTCTAAGTTTTGCAGCAGGCAAACCAATTTGACCAGGAAGTTGCTTGTCTGTTGTGGAAGTAATATCAATTACTTGATCCATAATAAACTTAACCTGACGATATGTATATCCCTGACCACGCATTTCACACAGTCTGATTGCATCAATAACACTACCAGTGTTAGCAAGTTTTTTACCAAGGGGATCTAACACTTCCCAATACTCATTCATCTTTTTTCTTCTTTTTCTTAGGTGGTCTATAAAGGTTTGGCCAAGTATCTCTGATTATTTCTGCCAACTTGTAAGGAGTTTCTGAACTAATCATAAAAAAAGGAGGGTTTCCCCTCCCAGTATATCACAGTGCATTACCTCTGGGCAAGACCTCTTCTGGGAACACAAAGTTCTCATGAGGTTGGTCTACAGGAGCCATCCAGGCACGGAGTCCTTCATTGAGGAGGATGTTTTTCGTATAGAAAGTCTCAAATTCTGGATCCTCTGCTGCTCTAATCTCTTGTGATACAAAATCGTAAGCTCTAAGATTAAGTGCAAGACCAATAATACCGATGCTGCTGGTCCAAAGGCCCATAACAGGAACAAACAACATAAAGAAGTGTAACCAACGCTTATTGCTGAATGCAATACCGAAAATCTGCGACCAAAAACGGTTCGCTGTAACCATGGAATATGTTTCCTCTTCTTGAGTTGGTTCAAAAGCTTTGAACGTGTTCGCTTGATCACTGTCTTCAAAGAGAGTGTTCTCAACTGTTGCTCCATGGATCGCACAAAGTAATGCTCCTCCCAGTATACCAGCAACTCCCATCATGTGAAAGGGGTTGAGTGTCCAGTTGTGGAAACCTTGTAGGAAAAGTAAGAACCTAAAGATCGCTGCAACGCCAAACGATGGCGCAAAGAACCAACTGGATTGCCCCAGTGGATACATGAGGAATAC